AGTACAATATCTCGCCAGAGACGCTCCAGGATACCAGACATCCAGCGGCAACAGTTGATAGAATTCTTAATGAGGAGATAGACTTCGAGGATTACAAAGACAGTGCGGTGTGTGCTAACGGGTCCATGTACCGTAAGAATACTCGTGGGTTCTTGCCAGAACTCATGGATAAGATGTATAGCGAGCGAGTGATCTTCAAGAAGAAGATGCTCAAAGCGAAGCAAGCATATGAGAAGACCCCCACTAAAGAATTGGAGAAGGAAATTGCACGTTGTAACAATATTCAGATGGCTAAGAAGATCGCCCTTAACTCTGCCTATGGTGCTATTGGCAATCAATATTTTCGTTACTATAAACTTGCTAACGCCGAAGCAATCACCCTATCTGGACAAGTCTCCATCCGCTGGATTGAGAACCGAATGAATACCTATCTAAATAGGATTCTAAAGACGGAAGACAAGGACTATGTTATTGCTTCTGATACCGATTCTATTTACTTACATCTTGGTCCACTTGTCGATCGCGTATTTCCTGAAGGAACGGATGACAAAGCAAAAGTAGTTGAGTTTCTTGACAAAGCATGTCAAGATCAGATCGAACCATTTATTGATAAGAGTTACAAAGAGTTGGCAGAATATGTCAATGCTTATGATCAGAAGATGTTCA